TTTGGAAATTGTCCGTCTACTGAACCTGATATAAATGTTTCCCATTTATTCCATAATATTCTGTTTGGTACAAAGAAGAAGTGACAATATACACTTGCTTTGTGCATTATTGGTGTAATAAGTGGTGCAAATCTTGTTAGATTTGTTGCTTTAATATTAAATCTGTCTCCTGGTACACATTCCATTACTGAAATTGGCATTAATTCTCCTATGTGACCTGAGAATTTTCTGTCGTGTGATAAGTCAAATGTGTTTGATGGTGGTCGTGGCATTGCCACTTTGCTAAATATGCTCATAATTATCTATTTGTATTATTTCTTGTGATTTCTTGTGGATTAGTTAAAAACTCGTCTTTTATATATTGTGCTCCAAGCATTAATGCTTTGAGAATGTTTACGCCGGTTGAACCGGTGGGTGATATACCCATTTTTCTAAGTCTTATTTCGTACTCTGTACGTGATTTAATGTTTTTTGTATTTTGTTGTTCTTGTAACAACTTTTCTAATATAAGTTGTGCTTTTGCTTTTTCTGTTTTACTTAATATCGCTGTATTAAGTGCTTCTTGAATTGCTTTTTCTTGTTTTACTTTAACTTCATTAGGTGTAATACCTTGAATTCTTTCTGTTTCTGCGTTATTTTTATTTGCTTGTGAATTTTGTAATCGTACTTGTGATGTAATCATTGCACTCTGTAAAGCCGACGGTGTCGGGTCTTTTACATTATATGGTGCGGGTCTTGATGGTGCGACTGAACCGGCTACTCCGGTGTTTGCGCTTGTTCCATAGATTAACGCGGGATTTAAACCCGCGTCTTTCAGTCTTTGCATTTGTTGTTTAGGTGTGTTATAAGCGTTTTGCATTTGCCAAAATTTTATATTTTGTTGGTCTGCTTGTTGTTGCCTACGTTTGGCACCTCTGTTTGAAATTATTGATGCTCCTACTGAGCCTAGTAATCCTAATAAACTCATACTTTTTTAAGTTTTATAGGATCTCCAGATGGTTCAAATGCTGGAGTAGGGGGTGTAAGGTTTTTTAATTCCATTCTTGTTTTGTCTATTGTGTCTTGAACTCCTTTTATTAAATCGTCGAAATTTATAAGACGTAATTGAAGTAGGTCTAATTGCTGATGGCAAGTGACACAGTGTTGTAGTATTATTGCTCTTTTTTGATCTTCAAATTGTTTTTCTTGTTCTGTTTTAAAATTTTCTGTTTTCATAGTAAAGTGTTATATTGTTAATTAAATTTAATTTGAACTATAATTTATAGTATGTAAAATTATTTTTTTTTATAGTCCGTACCTCTGTTATTGGTACTAATATAGTATTTATTTATCGTTTTTGCAAACTCATTGTTTTTTTTTTGTTTTTTTAATTGACTTTTTTGTTTTTTTTAAAGCTTTTTTAGCGTCGTGCCTCCTTTTATTTGCGCTTTTTTTGTTTTTTAGTGTCAATTAGCACTAATATATCAAGTAGGTATTAGTGCTTTAGCGCTCGTACCTCGCTTTGAATCAGGAAAACTATCAAGCTTCGCTTTGACTTTTTTCCTTCTTTTGTTCCTCAGCTGGTTCTACAGCTGGGATTTTTTTTGCTGCGATTTCTTCGTCAGCTTTTTTCATAAGTTCCTTATGTTTTTTGGCTAGCTCTTTTTTGTAAGCTACCATATCTGTTAAATCGTCGAATCTTGGTACTTCGGTCTCGAAGTATTCTCCTTTTTGTTCTGAAACTCCAAGAGGTAATCCTCTTGAATGTCTGTCTAATAAAGTTTTTATTGACATGTTTTGGTCTGGTACTGTTAATGTCTCTGTTGACATTATTTTTCCATTGTCTGGTGTGTGATTATATTGTGTTCTAAATATAATCTTTTTACGTGTTACTCTTTTTTTCATATTAATTGTCTTTTAAATATTTGTTCCTTTTTATCTTTTCGTATTAAGTTTTTATAATACTCATGTTTAATTCTTTCATCTTCGTGTGTTAAATCATTGAAATTTATTTCATTTTGTTCTATCCAATCTTTATACATTTTTGTTAACTGGTCTTTAGTAAATATTTTTTGTTTGTAGTATCTTGGCATAGAAATAATATGCCCATTTTCTCGTACTATACAAAATAGTTCTCGTTTTTTGTAATAATCTTTCATAGCTGTTGTTAGGTAACCCAAACCCATGCCTTTTGACATAAGTGAAAACTCTGGTTTTCTATCGTCATATTGATTTATTCTTGTAAAATTTGATTTGGTCATATAGCCAACAACGTAATTAATAGTAGCCAAATTATTATTTGCAAGGTGTATATGGCCATTCTGCCAAGTGTCTGCAATAATTTGAGGATTTTGGATAAGATTATACGGTAAATTAAATAATACTGCATGATAATGAGGTCTAAATGTTTTTGAACCGTATTCGCCACAAGCATAATATTTAATACGTGTTTGTTTTTTTGATGTAGGACATTTTTTTCTTAATCTTTTAAGAAATTTTTGAAAGTCCGTTTTATCTAATGTATGAAACCCATTTTCTGTTATTGGTGGGTTTTCATATGTTAATGTTAAAAATGCGGCGGATGTTGATATTTTAGCTTCTTCGTTTAGCCTAAAGCTCCATTGTGATGATCTGCGTTTTTTACATGCAAGGCATTTACCACAAGGAACATCTACCATCATATTTTGATGGTTAGAATCTTTGTTCCTATTTTTTACTCTGTATGGTGTGAAACATTGCATTTAGCTGTGAGCTATGTAGTTATTATTAAAGTCTAATACCGCCTCGTGATACTCTAAATGAGTTGTATTTTTTACTTTTTCTTTTTTGTTTTCTAACGCCGAAATTAAATTTAGCTTTTCGGCTTGTTTTTCTTCTTTTATATCTCATTGTTAATTATTTAAATTGTTGGTGTACCAAAATATGGCATAAGTCTTGTAGCTTTTACTTCATTGTGTAAATACACATATAAGTGTTCTGATGTTGGGTCTGCAAATACTCTTTTTACTTCTTCGTAATCGCACTCTATAAAATCTTGGTTTAATGATGGTGCGCCGGCAAATATTCTACCCATATGCCAAAATTTTAAGCTTGTTCTGAATGTTCCATGAACAGTAGATGGTAAATATTTATACTCGGCGTATCGTGGTGTATATCCAAATGTTGCGTCGTCGAGTGTTGGATTGTTTTGGAAGTAAATCTCTTTATTTTCAATTGCCTGTTCTCCAATATTTGCAAATGAGGGCCAATAATAATCGAATTTATCGAACTTTGAAAAGTGTTTTGGTACTCCTTGTTGATATGCTGTCATTGGCATTACGGACATTATTCCTATAATGTATCCGTGTTCTTCTGCTTTATATGATACATAATCTGATTGTCCAACTGAAACTCCATGGCCCGCCATGTTACCCTGAGGGCCCCCCTCAGTACCTCCTGAATTATCAGAGGTTTGTAACACTTCACTAATGGTAATGGGGGTTGATGAGCCTCCCAGGAATTCTGGTCTTTGTAATCTTGAATCGGAAGATTTAACTCCGAAATGTGCCATTATAATTTCTATATATCTTGTTCCGCCTCTAGCGTTTCTTTCTAGCCATTCTTGTAATCTGAACGCTCTTCTTAGTTCATTAATTGAAGCAGCTGTTGCTGTTGATAAATCTGTAAAGTGATTTGCTGATACATCTATTCCCATAGGCATCAAACCTGATGGTTGTTGTAAATTACCATATTGGTCTGATACAATATTGCCAGCTATACTTCCTAATGCTCCACCTCCATAAGATGGCGGTGCTTTTAACATGGTTAAATCTCCTCCTGGGGGTGCATTATCTCCATAAACTAAAGGAGCATTTCCTCCTAAAGGTATAGTTGCTTCAGGACCTTTTTGTGTCCATGGTAATGCTGATGTAAAATAGTCATGTTGCCATGCTCGTTTTCTTAACGTTGCTAGTTTTACTATATCTAATGCTGTTTGTGTTCCCTCAATAAGTTCTACTTCATCGGGTGCTATTAAATTTTCGTCTCTGTAATAATCATTATATATTTTTTGATATGCTGCAAATGGTAATGCTGATACTCCGTTAACTGCTGTTGTGTCTGTAGGTAAACCTAAGTAGTCTGCTAAAGACGATACTCCGGAAAATCCGGCATCTAAATCTACTTTTGGAAATGTTGGTGAGCTATAAGCTGGGTTTGTTGGGTCTGCATTTGGAAATTGTCCGTCTACTGAACCTGATATAAATGTTTCCCATTTATTCCAAAGTATTCTATTTGGTACAAAGAAGAAGTGACAGTATACACTTGCTTTGTGCATTATTGGTGTAATAAGTGGGGCAAATCTTGTAAGATTTGTTGCTTTGATATTAAATCTGTCTCCTGGTACACATTCCATTACTGAAATTGGCATTAGTTCTCCTATGTGACCTGAGAATTTTCTGTCGTGTGATAAATCAAATGTGTTTGATGGTGGTCGTGGCATTGCCACTTTGCTAAATATGCTCATAATTATCTATTTGTATTATTTCTTGTGATTTCTTGTGGATTAGTTAAAAACTCGTCTTTTA